ATACTAGCGGTTAGCTTTGCTCCTTGATCAACAACCTCTTCTACAGATATAAAATGAGTATAAAGTCTATTCATATCATTTCTAAATATTTGAGCTGCCGAATCAAATTCTGTAGTAATTCTTGACTGAAATTCTTTTAAAGTTTCGGACTGTTTTGAAGGCCCAAAACGCATAGTCAGTTGTCGGGGTTCTCTTGCCATTAGCTATATATTTTATACATATCCAGAACTCTTTTTATGTGGTCTGGAAAGCCTGCATTATTTCGAATACTAGTGCTTACTGCATTTTCTACGGTTGCTCCTGCAATTGTCATTCTTTCTTTTCTTTCATCTTTGAGATAGTACTTAACTAAATCAAAACATGCAAGTTTTAAATCTTCAGGTGTAGCAGAATATCCTGCTCTATACACCACTTTTACTGATTTTCTTCCACGAGGAAAAGGAATATCTATAGTACTATTTGTACGTACAATACTGTCTGTAACAGTATCAATCATATATTCATATTTATCACTACTGTCAGAATTTTCTGTGATTAGTGTAACATAAGAACTTGATTGGTCTTCTCTTTCCTGCACCTGGCTAACACTTACTAGAGGACTTTCTCCAAGCATTATTCTAGTAGTATTATTGTCCAATATATCAAAAAACTCAGTTTTATCTGAACTGTAAAAATCAATAAATGATGTTCCACAGTAATTTTTTACAAGTTGACTAACGGAGTCTATAATAACATTTATTCGTGCATCTGTCTGCACGCCTTGAAGTCCTGCAAAATCTTTGTATTGCTGCAATGTTATTAAGTCTGCCATAATCTCCTCAAAAAGTATGGTGGGGATTGCTCCCCACCATATTAGCTATTAACTAGCTTTGTATTTTAAAGCGTGAACTGAAGTTGCTCCGTCAATAAGATCAGTAAATCCTAATCTTTGTGAAGCTACTAAAACTCTTCTTTGGTTGGCTACTTCGTAGTCAGACTCAATTGTAACGCCTCTTAATCTAGGCATTAAATAGTTCTTAGTATATAGGGCTATACCATAAAACTTAGAGACTGCTGGTGTAGCAAACTCGTCACAAACGATTACTTTCGATCCGAAGACCTCTCCGATTTCACCGTTAAGCTTAGTTGCCATGTTGCCAACTAGGTTGACATCTTGGAACTCAGCATCACTTAGCAAGTTAAAGTACTCAGTTGAGTTAACAATGTATGTTACATCTGCTGGGTTGATACCGTATTTACCCATTTTCTTTCTAGCATTTAACAATGTAGCTGCTGTTAAAGATTCAGATGCAAATGCAGTTGTTGATTGAGTTACGTGTGTACCACTTGAGTCATCATCTGTAGCTAATTTAACTAATCCTTGGAAGGCAGCTCCTGATGTACCATATACACCATCACCGTGGTCACCCAATAGTATAGCATTCTCAATACCTCTTGCATGTGATCTAACGATAGATTCTCTAATTAAAGGAAGAATCGGTAGAATTGCGTCTTCTTCAGTTTCATTACCTAAGTAAGATTGTGAAATAAGTTTTTTAGTTGAAAGAGTTCTTTCAGTTAAATCAACACCAGCATATGGCGAACCATATGTATCACCTCTTTCCTCTAAGTTACCATGTGGTGAACTTCCAGAAGCTGTTTGGTTACTTGTAAATTCAGCATAACCAGCATCTGGTAGGATAGGAATGATTTGAGTTGCTGATTGCATTGGAACTTCTCTAAATAGAGGAGCCAATACTAACTCGAGTTGAATATCTCTTTCGATATTAGTTGATACTGTTTGCTCAAAGTCTGCACTTGAAACGCCAACACCTGAATGAGCGTTAACTTTTTCCATCACATTTTTCGCAAGGTTAGTATCCCAACCTTTACCTGTAGCAAGACCCATTACCCAAGCGTCATCAATATCGCTTTGGAATGCTTTTTGCCAGTCAGAGTTGCTTCTGTCACCAAAAATTCTTTTTGACTCACGAATTGCTTCGATTTCGTCTCTTTTCTCAGTGAGTTCAGTTTTTAACTCATTGACAACTTTTTCAAGGTCTTCATGCTTTTCTGAAACACGTTTTTCAACGTCATTCATGAGCTGTTCAGCTCCTGACATGCCAACCTCTACGATTGTCTTGACCTTTTCTTGCTCAGCTTCTACAGCAGCTTTTTCTTGAGCTTCTAGCTCAGCTACTTCTTCGGCTTCTGCCAGCTCTTTAGCTTTGGACTCGGCTTGTTGCATTGCTATTTTAGCAGCAGTTGATTTAGCTACTTCTTCAGCAAACGCTTTCAGATCGATTCCAGCTGGAGCTTCTGTCTTCTCTGTAGACATAGGTTTCTCCTGTGAAACGGTTTTACCCGCGGCTTGTGGCGCATCAATATCCACGTTTGTGTCTATCTTCTGAGCCTTATCTGCAGTATCTGCAGTAAATTGTTTTTTGAATTGTTCGTACTCATCTATATTATCAAATGATTTAGCTATAGAGAACATAGCTGTTTGGTTAGCAGGAACGCTAACAACAGATACTTCAAACAATTCAGCGTCTTTTATTTTATATCCATCAGTTTCTGAATTATAGTCTGCGTCCTTGACTCTGAAACCGACAGAAAAGGCTCCAAGAACACCATCTTTTATAAGATCTTTTATATCGCCTGCAGACTTAGAGATTTTCGCTCCAAGCTCCAGACCATCATGTGTAACTTCCATAGAAGTCGCACGACCAATAGGTCTGTTATAATCATGATTAAATAAAATTATTGGATTTCCTTTGAAGTTATCTAAACCTCCATTTTTAATCCAAGCATCGTGATTAATAACATCTCCAGTTCTATCCAAAGCATTAGTACTTGCTAACCCTTTAATGTCAACACTACCATCTTCAGATTCACCGAGAGTTTTAAAAGTATTAGTCCAATGAAATATTTTCTCCATATGTACCTACCTTATTTCTCAGCTTTTTTGGGAGCTGCCTTTGCTTTTTTAGGAGTTGGTTTTGGTTTTTCAACCACTACCTCTTCTGTAGCCTTGGCCCATTGGTCTGGAAAGTTCACTTTTAACATACTTTGCATACGAGCCCAAGACCCAAAAGGTCTTTTTGCTGCCATATAACGAATAGGTGCATCTTCCTGTAATTTATACTCAGAAGGTGACATCATCATACCTTTTTCCGCAAAGTAATCTGCTAATTGTTCAAGTATTGCTTTCTTGTTCGCCATTATCCTGTTCCTCTTCTTGTGGTGGTCTCCCACCTTCTTCGGGGTTTGCTGCGCTACCCGCAATATTAGCTGGGACTCTTAAGTCTTCTCCACCATCAAGTGGTTCTTTACCTAAGGCTTCCCTTGCCTCGTTTGGTGATATAATTCCTGTATTTACTAATGTTGCATAATATGCTGCTTGGTCTCTAAGTTCAGGTTGAAGAGCAGGAACTCCTGTTATGTCTTCAGTAATCTTAAACCCAAAGTATCTTTCAAACGCATATGATACTTTTCTTACTATTGGTAAAATAGTTTCTAAATAATAGAGTCTATGATTAGGTCTAATATTTGCATTATTACCACCATCTAAAAGTATGGGTGGGACACCCATAGCTTCTAAAATTATTTTTTCATTTGCAGTTATAGAAGTTTGAAAATCTAACTCTTTGAAGTTAATCTTTGATAAAGCATCAACTTCAAGTCCGCCATCTAGTATTAGTGGGCGTTTGCCTCCATTCTTTGGATTGTATCTTGTTTGCCATGCTTGCAGCATTCTTTCTTTGATTTTCTCAGAAAGAGTGTTTGGACTTTTTAATACTAATCCTGGAACTGCTCCATTTTTGAAAAAGTTATCTTGAAACTTTCTCATACTATCTAGTAAATACATTGTTCTGTACGCTGGCTTTAACCTCGGTACTCCCCTATAGATAGAATTAAATGAGTTTTCCTTAATATGTATTATTTCTTTAGGAGAATAGTTGATATGACCGTCATATTCAAACTGTTCTATATATGTACTAGTATCCGAATGAATGATTACATTATTTGCAGGTAGATGATATAAATGTCTACCATCAAAATATACAAATATGTTACCATCAATCAGTAAATCAATTATAAGATTTCTCTTAAAAGTATTGATATCCTGAAAAGGATTCGGTTCTTTATTAAGTAATAAATCAACACGAGTCTTTCGAATATTTTCTACAACTGGTGCGATGCCATTTACTTTTTGTCCTATTGTAAGAGGAATGTCGGAACTGTCATCAACTATCATGTTTACAGCTCTATTTACAACTTCTAGTTCTTCATATGCTGAGCGATAGTTATCTTTCTTTTCACGAGTATCAATCGTTAAGCCTTCATCTAAGGCTATATAGGTTTGAGCAGGGTTAAGTTTTTCTTCCCTTTCAATGCCTAAAATTCTGTCATACCATGCCATGTTTTTCTCTCTGTATATTCACCCAGCGTCTTTGTTTTTTAGCTGTCACTAATTTAGGTCTTTTACCATAAATACTGTGGAGCCTCCTGTGGTGAGCTTTGCATAGTGTAGCAGCTTCGTTATATATTTCATTCTTATATTGAGTAATAAAATCTTCACGAAGTTCCATTATTTGGTCAACTGTTTTCACAGTAATTTCATTACTTTTAAGCCATGAATCTAAAAGTTCAGTGAGTCCGTAGAAGTGGTGAAACTCTAAATTTTCTGTTTCTCCACAGATAAAGCACTGGGTGTCTTTCTTATATCCTGATTTCGCTTTGTCTCTAACGTACTTAACTAAATCTCGTTTTAAATCCATAAATTCCTATTAATAAAAATTATACCAAAATTTTACCTTTTTGTCAACAATTATTTTTTTGTAGGTGTACTATTAAAAAGTACTTGCTGTTGTCTCAAAAGTGTACAGCGCATAACGTAAGGCGTCACTCATATGACTTGCCATGTTATGTTTTGGGCGTTCTTTCATTAAGTTCGGATTGTTATCCCATTGATACTGGTCGACTGCCGTTAGGGTATGTCCACATCTTTGGTCGACAATGAGTCTGTCATTATCGATAATACCCGCCGCATTAGCAATTCCATCAAGAACAGATTTTTTAGCATTTATTGTAGATATATCAAAATTTTGGGCAAAATCAAATCGAGTCTGTTGAGCTGCCGAATCGATATAAATATAATCTATACCATATT